GGATCGGTTGATGGACTTTTCAGTCGTTCTATCTTAAACCCAAACAGTTCAGCCATAATCTATTTTCTCCTATTACTATTAATACTTATAATGGTATTAACTAGTAGTATTTGTTTCAAAGTATTGGTATCTATGAGTAGCAGTAAAACTTTCTATAGTATTATTGTCCCCATATGATAATGCAATATCATCTAAAGTTGTTGGAAACATTCCTCTAAATGTATATGATTTAATCACGTTACCGTTACGGTCTAATTGGTCAACAAATGAGTCAACTTGATAATCTACAGGATTAACTAATCCTTCGTTATCTGACATATTGTTAATACCATTCAACCATCTTTCGTAAGCATTACGTATTAGGAAGTTAGTATCATTTAAAATAGTAGTAGTCCATGTAGCAAATGTTCTATCACCTGCAACATATAACTCCCTACCTCTAAATGGTACAGCTACTTCCGCAACTGTCATACCTGGCAAAGCTGTTGATGTAGTTAAGAAAGACATTGTTTCAGTCTCCCCACCTACAGCAGCAAATCCAGGGAAAGGCATAGTCACTCTAAATTGGTTAGCACGAGCGCCGCCGCCTCTTAATTTGGCTTTAAAATCATTTATATTTGGCATTTATTCCTCCTACGCTCCCACCACTTCTTCAAAAGCAACACCTGTTCTAGTCGCTACGAATTGTAGTTGTATAAAGTTAATTGATCTATTTGGTTTAACAAAAATGTCTGCCTTAAACTCATTTCTATCAATGACAGCAGCAGTATTATTTGAAGTATCACATACTACTAAAAAGTCTGTAACTCCACGTCTACCTTGTACATCTCTTAAAAATGGTTCAATTATATTTCTAAATTGTGCTCTAGTGAACTCATCATTGAACTCAAATAGTTGAAATTTAGAAGCAGTTGAGATTGCTTTTTCTAAAACGATAAACAATCTTCTAACATTTATTCTATCAAACGCTGACGGAGTAGATAATCCTGTTTTGTCTCCGAACAATACTGTTCCTTGACCTGGTAAAGTTACCACTGGATTGATTCTAGCTCTGTACAACTCATCTCTTTGTGTTTTGGCAGGGTTGAAAGCAAGTTTAACTGCCCCTCTAATTACTCCTCTGTTGAAACCAGCAGGTGAGAACCAAGAGTCTGCAATCATATCTGTTCTTGCAGCCAATCCAGCAATATCTCCATTCAATGGAACATATCTAAACACGTCATTGTATTTGTCGTAAGTATATTTGTAACCACTGTCAAATACAACATATGAAGATGATCTAATACTATTAAAGAATGACTTAACATTACTTAATTGTGTATTAGAATTAGTCACGTTAACTACGTCTGATCTTTCAGGTGAACAAAATACAACAGCGTCTTTTCTATTTTCAGCAATTGTGATTAAGTTATCTACGTGAGTAGCGCCACCTTTTCCAGAGATGATTAAATTAACATCTACTGTATCAGCGTCATTATATTTTTCATATGCAGTTTTTAATTCAGCAGTTGTAGCTGTTGAACCATCTGCACCATCAACAAGTGATCTACTATATGGTGCTGAAAGAGCTGTGGAAGTTGTTCCAGAAGCTGTACTGCCCCAATTTGAACCAGTTGCAATGTGATCCATCCAGTAAATGTATTGTGATTGATTATAAATTACATCTGGATAATAATTAACGCCACCTTGTGCTGTTTTAGCGTCAGAAGCTTTTGATACTGAATCATAAACTTCTAAAACTTCGCCAGCAGTACCTGTAACACCACCATCTTCATCTATAATTACAATGTGAAGTTCGTCATTTACTCCACTTCTTGTAGAAGTATATGTTGAAGTACCTGGTGCTTTATCTACTAGGTCATAATATTGCCATCTTCTTCTTACTTGTGAGCCATTTGCAACAGCTGTGTGTGTTCCGCCTGTACCTGAAGGGTGTCTTACGAAAGTTAAAGTGTTTGTTGAAACACCAGTAACTCTATATTCGTGCCCACCAGATTCGCCGAAGTTAACAATATCACCTACATTAAAATCAGTTCCTGATGTTAATACGATAGTTGTATCTCCCACTGCTGTTGAAGAGTCGTCAATTGTTGTTTTATTTGTTTCTTCGTAAGCCGTTGCACTCGGACACGTTGAAATCTTTAAGCTATTACCCCAAGCGCCTGCTGTTCTTGCAGCCCACTCGCCAACGGATGCTGAACCATCGTTATAAGGTCCTGTACTTCCGTCACCTGTAGAGTAATGTTCTGTATTTTTTATTCGCAAAGCTGTTCCGCTTGAAACAGCGTTTACACTTGAAGTGTTTGCAACTCGTACCACTCTTAAACTTGATGAGTACTGTAGAAAACTAGCAGCACTAAAAAAGTATTCAAAGTTTGTAGAGTCAGGTTTACCAAATGTTTCTACCAATTCTTTTTCAGACGCAATAGATACTACTTCATCCATTGGGCCTTGTGAGAATTGTCCTGCAACAGCACCTATAGTAGTTGCTACTGCTGGTATAACGTTTGTTAAGTCTTTCTCTTGTACGAGAACACCTGGTGAAACTTGAAATGCCATATGTTTGTTCTCCTCTTAATATCTTATTAGCTAATAAGTATCATAAATCTCACTTATATTTATGAATAATATAATCTTTACAGGATTTCTCCCTTTCTTACTGTTATAGGTGTCCATTTCTCACCTTTATCATCTACAAATGAATCATCTTCTAATCCATCGTCCATAAATCCAAATGGTGCCATATCTTGTTCTATAGCGTGTGCTTGTTCTTCATATAATCTAGCACGTACATCTTGGTCTGTTAATTCTTTAAAATATCTTTGATTAGATAACCACGAAAATATAACTAAACACATAACCAAGTCATCATTTGTGCCTTCTTCACCTGCCCATCCAGAACCTCGTCTAACAAATGTTGACAATTCTTGTATAATTTCAAAATCAGGTACAATAATCTTATCACTTTCTATAAGTGTTTTTAAGTTTCCACAACCTATTCTTTTTACTTGTTTTGTCATACGTACTCCTAATTGAGTACCTCTTTTAGAAAAACCACCACCTAATATTTGACCTGCTCTACCTTTCATCATACACATTAATAAGTTTCCATATTCTAATTCAAATTGTAAAGCGTCAGCAACTTGATGTCCTATATCATTTACTTCTACACAAACATAAGCATTATTATATTGCCTTCCTACTTTTTCTATTGTGTGAGGAAATAACAAAGGTTTTATTTCGTTATCTCTAAATTTTGCTACTATCTTATAAGGCATTTTTGAAACATCAAATACAACAAAAGCAGAATAATCTCTTACAGTACCTCTAGCAACGTCAACTGTCATTACATAATCTTTTCCTTTTACAGGCCTTTCGTATAAATCTAATCCTGCATTTGAAACAATAGGTATATTGTGAGATAGTAATCTTATTTTTGATGGATTAATTAACGTATCAATCGAACCTACAAACTCACATTCAAACTCGGTAGTAAATTGTGCTTCACTTGTATTTCTTATTGTTTCTTGTTTCCATTTTTCATCTCTACCAGGTATTTCAGTCCAATGTACTTCTACAGGTATATAATCATTTCTTTTATGTATAGAATCATTCCAAAGTTTATAAAACATATTCATTCCATGTGGTGTAGATACAATCATTACTTTGGATTTTTTACCAGATGAAATTGTTGGATAAACTGAACTAAAAAATTGTTCAGATATATTGGCAGGTATGAAAGCAAACTCATCTAGGAATATAATATTAAATGATCCACCCCTAATTGCACTTGAAGATGTTGCAGCTGCGAGTATTTTTGAACCATTTTCTAATTCAAGTGAACCTTTGTTCCAATTTAAAACACCTTGTTGTAACCAAGTAGGTAAATTTTCATATGCGAGTTGAAGTCTACCTAATAAATCTCTAGCAGTAGAACTCTTATTGGCTAATATTGCAACGTTTATATTATCATTAAAGATAACTTGATGTAATAGATAAGCGATGATTGTTGTTGATTTTCCAGATTGTCTTGGAAGTTTACAAATTGAAAAACGGTTATTATGAAAAGTATGAACCATTTTTTCCTGAAACTTGTACATATTAAAAGGTACTAAACCTTCATCAATACTTACAATTTTAATATATTTTGTAATAAAGTATGCAGGCTCTTCCATACATTTAGCAATTTCAATTACTTGTTGTTCAGTATATTCTTGCTTTGTATTGGCTTTAAATAGATTAGGATTTCCTAAATATGCTTCACTATTATATTTCATACATCCTCCTTAATCGTATTTTACTTCATCTTGCCAATCAGTCTTTTTAAAATCTTTATCTTCTTTTGCTAATCCGTTTTTGTTTTTATTCTTAAGCATTTTATGTAATTCTGCTGAAGAACCTACAAAAAGAGCTTGTTTAATATTAGCTGTAGTTTTATTAGGTACATCTTTTAAATCTTTTAATTTCTTTTGTAAGTCTTGTAGTTTATCTACCGTTTGACCTACCGAAGTTATCAATTGGCCTGCAACTTCATATGCTCTAGGGTGTTGTCCTTCTTTTGCAATATCTAATATACCTTGTATTGCGTCCTGTCCACGTTCTATAAGATTGTAATAATTTTCTCTACTGTATTTGTAATCATTATCCACATCTTCTTTGTCCTTATCTTCCAATCTAGGAACTGGTGGAGTAAATTCTTGTTTAACTACTGCTTTTGTAGCAGGCTTCACTGGTGAGATACCTAGAGCCTCATTTATTTTGTCGTCTATTGTCATATTGTTCCAAATTATTCAGCACTATCATATGTTGTTATTGTTGTTGTAAATCCAAAATCATCATCAGCGCCAGCAGAAGTTGGATCTGGAACGACCACAATTCGTTCCTCTTTCTTTTCTGTTGTAGTTGTATCTGTATATACATCCGAAATAGCTTCTTTAATAACTTTGCTAGAGTATATAGGTCCATACAAATAAGTTTTTGCAGTAAATCCTAAAGTATAATTTACAGCACGTCTGTTTGTATAACTACCATCGTAAGTATCTTCGTAAGTAACACTATTTAGTGTAATCGGTACATCTCTTTTAATTCCCATACTTGGGATTACGTTTATTGTAACTGTATAGTCTGGTTGAAAGTAAGGTAATATTTGTTCAACAATTTGTAAACCACCTTCAGCAGTTGCTGTAAAACAGTATAAACTAAAACTAATATTATATGGAACAGGATTATATTGATAATACATTTTATTAGCGTCTGTAGTATTAACTGCTTTAAACTTTCCTACTCTTTGTAACTTACGAGTAGCGTCATATGTAATACCTGATATTTCAAATCCCATTCTAGGCAACGTAATAGCCATTTCTCTTTTTTCTAAACTAGGCTGTTGCTCTAATCTTGTTAAAAACTTTTCTTTAGGTGAATATGCTAAAGGCACTTTAATTTTTTGTACAACATCGCCTTCGCTATTTGTTCTATGAATAACAATATTATTAAATATTGTACCAAATGATACAACAACTTTTCTTAATGACTCGTGGTAAAATCGTCTTCCAAACATTAAATACTCTCCTCATCTACTTCACCAAATGGGTTTCTTTCAGTAAAGTCTAATATATCATCATCTGTACTTGCTGTACCGAAACCTGCGTCTGATTCATATGTATCATTGTCAGCATAATCTCTTGTTTGAGTTGCTAAATTAAATGTATCACTTTCTAATATTAAATAATCCATATTACCTAAAACGGAATCTGTACTTTCTAATAATGTTCCACCACCAGTTTCTAATAATGCTTGATGTTGTAATAAATCTATAGATAAATCTTTTTCTGCGTCACTAATTTCAGGTATAGCACCAGAAAGTTTTTCTGAACTGTACTCAAATTTAGTTGCTCTTAATTTATATACTGGTAAATTTCCTAATTGGAAGAATGGCTCTTGGTCTTCAACAAACTGTATTTCAAAAAACGAGTTCATTAAAGGAACATATATTAAATCTCCTTCGTTAGGTCTTCCTTCTTTAATTAATGTAGCTGCATTATCAACTTGATTTTGCCAACGTCTTTTTGAAATCATAAACGTTGTATCATCTCTTATTTCTAAACCAAATTTAGAAACTAACTCCTGCTCACCTGCAAATCCATCAGTTGTCTCCACATACATTTCAAGTAAATAAGAATCATCAAATTTAGAAAGAGTATCCTCTCCTAAAATTAAATCCTGATTGACAATTGTTCTTGGTAAATAGTAGCAGTCGTGGCCGTAAATCTTTAAGCCTTCTATAATTATATCTTCGTGTAATCTTTTCTCTGCTTCATTACCGATTCCATCGCCGCCTTGAAAGTAGTGATTGACTGGCATAGCATTATCCTATCATATAAGTTATAGGCGTTTCGTATGTGCCTCTTATTTCATCTTCTAATTTTTTAACATCCTCTAATGCTTCTGAATATATTTGTTGACCATTTAATGATACGCCACCAATCATAGCCACACCATTAAATTTTGAAAGATTGCTCCCCCACTGCTTTTTAAACAAAGCAGTTGTATATCTTTTCAAATAAATGTCATTATAAACATCTGTAAATGTTGTTGGGTCTAATTTTCTAAAACACTCAATAACAAGAAACTCACCTACAGATATGTCTGTTTTCCAATCCATATCTACAAAAAGTTTATTATTATATTGATTAAATCTTATAGGTTTCTCTCCTACTAGAATATGGTCTAAAAAATCTAAATGCCTTAATACCATATCATAATGTATAATTGATGTTGAAGAAAAATCGTAAAGGTCGTTTAATCTTAATTGGTATCTTATATCAAACAAGTTTTGATTACCTCTATTAGAAAGAGGAAAGATTCTAGTTACTGCTAATACAGCTTCTGGTACTACTATAAAATTATTTTGTTCGGTCCATGCAGTAGTTACTGAATTTTTAGTAATTGTTGTAGCAGTATCTCCTGTTGGAGTTTTTATTCTATCTACATCTGCTTGGGTAACTTCGTATTTAAGATAAGTACGCTCTACACCATCGTAATGATATTGAGCAAAGTATTGTAAGGCTTCATCTAATCTATCTTCTAACTGATCGTCATCAGCATTAATTTCAATAACTGGTTTGCCTAATGCTCTTAAAGCGTATTGTTTTAACGTTTCTCTCGTTGCTGGTTCTGCCATATAATAGTTCCTTTTTACTATTTATACTATTTATTAACTGTTAATAAGGCTCAATCCCAGTTTACGCATAAATGCGTTATGTAAAAAATAGTTAATTAAGTGATTAATTAAATCTTACGAACTAGTTCCGTATATTGTTTTCTGTACAGCATCGGATGAATTAATTATCTGTAATGACACAGCAGTAGCAAACATTGATGAAACAATGTTAGAAACCGTGTTGTTAGAACAGTTAATAGTTTTGTTCGTAACTGTTTCAGTATTAGTTGTAGATAAGACATTTACGCCACCCAATGTAGCAGTTGTTGCTTCTAAATTAGCAACAATTGTTCCAACAGCATAACCTGTACCACTTGTGTTTACAGTTGTTGTTGGTGCAGCTTGATTATCTTTAAATAACTTCCATTTAGTATCTGAAGCATCCCTAAACAAACCACCATAAAGGTCTTGTGAACCAGATGTATCGTACAACCCATAGATACCAATATCAACAGCATCGGATGAATTATTTCCTGTTGCAAGGGAAACTAATGGATCTTCTACTGCCAATGTTGAAGTATTAACCGTAGTAGTATCACCAGAAACAGTTAAGTCACCAGAAATTGTTACATCATCTGGAAGACCGATAGTTACTGTTCCTGAACTTTCAGCAACATTAACTTCGTTAGTAGTTCCAGCAAATGTCATTGTTCCACCTAGAGCAACTGCTGTAGTATTGGAACCATCTGAAACTGTTATTCCAGAATTGGTTAATGAACCATTAGCAATATTAGATAATGTGTTTGAAGAACCTGATATAGTTTTGTTTGTTAA